CAAAGCAATAAGTTCTTTAAACGCTTTTGCCCAACCTAGTTTAGAATCATCAACAACAATGGTTGTCTCTGTAGGGTGAAATTCTTCAGATATTAAAGGAAGTTCATTAATGTATTTTTGTTCAACACTAAATCCTACTCCTGTACCGTTCATTAAAACATACATGGCTTCATCAAAAGCACGAGGATGGTCTACGGCAATAAAGGAACAGTTGTATGCTGCGATATGGTCACGGTCTAAGGCTGGGCCAGCAGTCATCAATGCTCTCATCGAAGGCATAATTTTATGATTAATAATTGCATCTTTAACTTCGTTAAATACTTTATCGTCAGATGAATAGTTGTAATTAAGTATCATGTGATCTTTCATGAAATTAATATATCTTTCTACCGTCTCTAACCAGGTTTCTCTACGATTTTTATCTGTTATCCATCTTGCATATCTTGAAATATGAATAAAGTTTTTGTATGGATCTGAGATGGATCCGTTTTGGTCAATAAATGACGGCATTAATAAAACACTTCCTTTGATTTTTTTTAAGAGTAATGATATCATTGTACTAGAGTTTTAAAGAAGGGTCAAGATGTTAACTGTTCAAGAAGTTCACTTTTACACAGAACTAGCAAGTAAGGGCAAAGCCAATCCAATAAACTGTCCTTTTAACGAAGATATTATGGATCATGTAATAATATTAAAAGTTAAAGAATCAGATGAGGTATACTTTGATTGCAAGACTTGTGATTCAACGTTCTCTCCAGGAACCAATGCTGAAAGAATTATTAAAGATACTATTGACAAATATAAAAATCAAGTATAAACTAGATGGGTGGATAGGGAGGGAATAGATTAAATATAATATATTAAATAATATAAAATATATTAAATACTATCCACATATATACATATATACATACATGACTTATATCACATTTAAAAAATATATTAAAAAACCTTGATTTTATTAAATCTATGGGTTATACTAGAATAGTCGAAAAAAACTTCTTCAAGGAGGTAACTTATGAAGAAAGTATATTCAGCACTATTGGCTTTTATTTTTATTGGTACTTATATTAATTATGTAGATAGACAGACTCCCTTATATACCGCCGAACCTTTGGTGGCTGTCTCAAAAGGACAAGCCACCTATAGTCCTTTAGAGGGGGTAAATACTGCAAGAGAGTCTAACTCAGTTGTTGCTAGCCGTTCTAGAGCACAATTTAATGATCCTAAATCTGAATTAGCAATAAAGTCTTATCAACACTATTTAAAAGAAAATGTTTCTGCAAAAGAATTAAGTTGTTATTTTAAACTAGTAGATAGAGAAAGTCGTTGGAATCCACTTGCCCAAAACCCTAAGTCTACTGCTTTTGGTATAGGGCAGTTTCTTAACAGCACTTGGGCTCTTGTTGACTCTAAAAAGACTTCTGATCCATATGCTCAAATTGATGCAATGATTAAATATGTTAATTTGATTTATGGTGATGGATGTAAAGCCTTAGATTTTAGATTATATAAAGGCTGGTATTAAGACTTCTTTTTAAATATTAAAGAAGCATTGCTAGTAGAGTTTTGATTAAAGGCTCTATCATAATATGTTTTATCTTTACTTGCTTTATTAGTAGGTTCTGCTTGATGGTTTAATATTAATTCATATTCAGGATTATAATATTTAACTATTGCTTCCCCGATTATATTTCCATATCTAACTTCATCTATAGGATCATTAGGTCTTCCTACTTTAATTACTAAGGTAGTAAACTCCCTACCCCCTGGAATTGCCTTGGGATAGCCTGCCTCAATTAAAACCGATCTAAAGGAATTGGCAATAGATGCTCCAAGGCCTATTAAAGCCTCATTGTGGTCAAAAATAGCCATCGTGGGGACCTTGCTGCCCAAAGATGTATCCCTACATATTTCTAAGGTAAAATCTGCTTGATTTTGAAATAAGGCTTTTCTATGCCCACTATTTTTTTTAAGAAAATTTTCGAGGGTAGTCGTAAGTAAATCTAAACCATCTAAAGGTTGAATAAAGATCTTAGCCATATATTAATTATAACGCAATAATATCATCAAAGACTTTTTCCCAGTCTTTTGCTCTTACTTCCATACTAAATTTTTCTTGTACAATTCTTCTATTATTTTCTCTTTCTTTCTTTCTTACCTTTGGGTCTAATAGTTCTTCTGCATGTTGTAGCCATTCATTGGCATTGGTTGCTATTCTTCCTACCCCTTGTTCAGCAAGATAAACATATTCTGGAGAATCACTAGATATAAAAGGAATTCCTGCCGCGGTATATTCAAGACCTTTAATAAAGGATTTAGCATCATTAAAATCTAGTTTATTTAAAGGAACTATTCCTATATCTATTTTTCTAAATAATTCTGGATAGGACATAATAGGTTTCATAGGTTCATGGGTAAATATATTTTTATCTATACCGATTTGTTTGGCTACAGTAGGAGCATTTACTATGCTGCCAGAATGATGAAATCTACAGTGTTGATTCTTTATAAACTCACCAAAGAATGGGTTAAGTTTTTCTAAGTCACCACTACGCCAAGGTGTTGCCCCAACCCAACCAAAGGTAGGAAGATGACCAGAGTGATCATTTCTAGGTTTCCACCTATCTAAATCAATTCCATTACGAACTAAAAATACAGGTTTATTTGGATATTTATCTTGATAAAATTTTTGCAAAAATGGAGTAGAGGTAGTTAACGCAGTACTCTTTTCTATAATTTTAAAATAATGCTCTCTATTGTTTTTAGGATTTTTTTCAGGACTAGTCATCTGATATGCAAGGTTAGACTTGGCAAGACCTTCCATGTGATCATCTAGATCTACTACTACTTTTTGTCCCATTTCTAATGCTTTTTCTGTATTTTCTATAAAGTTTTCAAGCATAATAAGTTTTAAAACTACAATATCCCAACCATGAACAGCCTGTTGATTAGGTATTAATATTCCATACCCATGCTCAGGAGAAAATCCTGGCATACCCATACCAGTTTCATATTTATCTTTTTTAAGTTGGTGCATTGGAAGATAACATCTATACCAAGCACATCCGTTAGGTTGAATAGGTTTTAAGCCAAAAGACCAGTCGTAGGTTAAAAATCCAATAGTTGGTCTAGGCATTAGTCTCTTTTCTTTTACCTAATTATATCAATCTATATATATATTGTCAATTAAATTGTGGTTGTGGTGGGAAGAAGTCTTCTCCATCATATGTCCAACCAATTCGAGGACCATTTTCAAATATATCTTTTCCTGTTATATCTATAATAGTAGGCTTACTTTGAAGTATTGCAGCCATTCTGTCATCACATAAAAATGTTTGCACAACTTCATTATCTATAACAAATACTAATAAGTTTTTATCTTTATATATTTCAGAAGTAGAAATTAATTTATTCAAAAGAAGTACCCCACTTTCCTATAGGACAAACAGCATGAGGTAACTTAGCCTTTGCTGTCATAACACATCCACATTCTTTACACTGTTTGCTTATCTTTATAAACCTATCACAAGTATAGCAATCTTTTAGTCTTTCTAAGTATACCTCACTACTTACTTCTTTAATTTTAGGGTTTATTAAATCCCATGGTCTTGCAGGGTCACCATCATGCTTCTCTTTCCAAAGTTCCCACTTACTTTTACTCATTAAGAGCCTACTATAGATATACTATTAACCGCCGATGATAGTAGATAATCTCCACCTGGAGCAAATATTATTCCAGATTTATATCCTCTATTAGGACTTACTGCGGTATAAGAAATACTGCTTCCATAAAAAGAATTAGAATCATCTCTTCCCCTTATAGTTATAATATTTTCATTTGTTGTTAATTCAATACCATTTAGATTATCTTCAGAACTAACTGTTGCTGGAGAAAATGAAGATGTGGCATTTGCGGTACTTCTTAAAAGAATATTTGTTATATCTGAAACAGTACCGTTTACAGAACTAAGAAGTTTTAAATAAAAATTATATCTTGTTCTATTTCCAGTAGAATAGTAAGTGGTACATCGAGTATTTTCAAGACATCTACATGTCCAAACAAAAGTTTTTCCATTATATGCGTAGTTACAATAGTATGCCCAACATCCAATTACAGTACAGGGATCTGATTCATACGTACCAGTAGTATAAGATTCTGAACCCTGTGTATAAAAAGGAAGTGCTGCCCACCAATTACCTGGATCTTGAACCCAAAATGCTATGCCTGCACCAGCACTATCTAATGACATATTTGCTGTTATATTTTGAGATCTTAGGTCAAAACTGGTTAATAATGGATATGATGAAGATGAGGTTGATGTAGATAAAGTAGTTCCATTAGTGGTCCATGTTCCGCTTAGTGGATCCCAAGCATTTAATACTTCAAATTCTTCAGTAATAGATGGGTTAAAATTTTTAAAATTATTTGGAATAATACCTTTTATGGTATTTTTCTTAGACATAGTCTTGCTTTGATTTAAAGTTGAAGATCCTATTCTCATTATTACCTCTTTATAATTTTATCACAATAAAAAAGAGGGTAGATTATCTCTACCCCCTTAATTTTATTAAATAGTTATTTCTTTGCTGCCTTTTTAGCAGGTGCTTCTAACTTTGCACCAATACCAAATTTTGTATCTTTTGGATTAACGGCACGGATTACTACCCATGCTGCTGCTGCAACTGCTGAATTTAGGATTGTGCTTAAAGCATCTCCTGTTAGAGCAGACACATCTGCACCAGAATCAACGAATTGTGTTACTAGTGCAATTACAAAGGCGTTCAATGCTGAACTTAAAACCTTTTTATTTAGTACTGTTTCCATATTGTCCTCCTTCAAGAACATGTATATAATTGTACACCCCTAGAATGGTGGTGTCAATACTTATGGTGTTATTTCTAAGCCAGTTACGTGAAAACTTACAGCAGCATTACTTGCTACTAATCTTAGTGTATTACCAGTAACCATAACTTGCTTTGCATCAATAATTACTGAATCTCTTGCTGGAACTGTAGATTCTACAGCCAAGCCTATATTGTTTAAATAAATTGCATAGGTTCTAGCACTAGTATCAGAATTGCTTACAACTATATTTGTTATTAAAGTTGTGGTTGAGGCTGGCACAGTATATACTGTACTAGCACTGGTTGGTGAAACAACTGGGGTTGCACCTCTATAAAGAACTGTAAATGTATTTGCCATTTTTCTCCTATAACCCTAAAAGGGCCAAAACTTCTGTATTATCTATTTTAGCACCTAATGTCCCATGATTTTCTATTCCTACCCAAGCAGTTCCAGAATATATGGTTTGTTGATTTGTATCTTGTAAGTATGCTAAAGTTCCTTCTACTGGAGAAGTTAGTGATGAATTTCTAGCACTAGAATTAGCAAACACGTTTATTCCAACATTTGCTCTAACTGGACCAACTATGCTTAAATCTCCACCTACGGTAAGATCATCTGTTATCGTAACATCATCAGGTAGCCCTATTGTTACATATCCAGTAGATCCAGATAATGTTATTTCATTAGCAGTTCCAGATAAACTTAAAACAGCACTAGCAGCAATGCCTTCTAGTAAATCTTTAAATGCTTTAATATGAGAATGAATACTGTCTGAAGATGGGGTATCTGTTGATCCGTCAAAATTAGAAACACCAAAGTGGTAGGCTAAGAAAGCCTCTCTAATATCAGCAGGATCTGTAAGTTGAGGTATTAAGGTATCAAACTCAGTTGCTGGGTAGTTGGAAGCAATACTAATTAATTCAGCCATTTATATACCTCATCTTAGAACTTTATCCTTTAATGAAACTTTTACCGTTGCTGGATATGTTGAAGCATTATTAACACTAAGACCTATTACTGCATAAGTAATACCAGCAAGTTGAGAAAATTCTTCTTCAACTGTACCAACATAAGCATTAAATGTATTAGTAATAGATCCAGAAGATACTGTTCCTATTTCTTGCAAATTTACAGTACTATCATTATGAATTAATAATACTAAACTATGCTTATAGTTTCCATTTTGTTCTATTTGAACATTTATATCAGCACTTCTGTAAACTGCGGTATCCAATAATCCTATTTGTACAGATCCTGAAGAATTTATTATATACTCTTCTAAATCAAAACTTTCATAATTAAATTCAGTAATACTGTCTCCAATGTTAAAAACTAATTGCATAGTTTTTTCATTATCAGATATAAGGTATAAATTATTTGGTGCATCAAATGGAACTTTTATAATTATATCTCCATTGTCTTCACCATTATTTTCTACACCCTCATTATATATAGAACTTGCAGAAGTAGTATAAAAACTTCTAATATATGCAGGATTTCCAGGGGTATTTATAGAAATTTTATATAAATTACCTCTTATTAAATTTAAATTATTTCCTTGTGCTCCATTTATATAATATACTTCTGGATAAGATGTACTAGTTACAAAAGATATCAAGTCTTGATCAAAATATGTAAATGATGCTGATGTTGCTGAAGCACTTGTAAATTCATATACATTATAATAACTTGCTTCATTTATTGGACCCTGTGCACCTGTTGCACCAGTAGCACCAGTTAGTCCAGTATTACCAACGGGACCTGGAGGTCCAGCAGGACCAGTAGGACCTGTTGCTCCAGCGGCTCCTGTAGGGCCTGTAGGGCCTTGTGGAAGCACTAAATTAAGGACTTGGCTAGGTGCGGTACCAGTTATGTAAGCACTAGCAGTAGCGCCTGTAGAAACAGTTCCAATATCTAAATCGGCAGCGGGACCAGCGGGTCCAATTTCGCCTTGTAGTCCTCTTAGTCCTGATTCAATAATAAATGTCCAAGTATCTGGATTTCCAGGAACGGCGGTACGTTGATAAATAGATCCATAATCTAAACTATTAGTATCATTATTAATAAATAAGTCACCTAGTTTTGGAGATTCATTTATAAATGCTACGCTACCCGAAACACTTGTTGGTTCTCCTGGTGCAGCAAAAATTAAACTTCCGCGTTCACCTTTAGGTCCAATGTCGACTTGTAAATCAATAGATGCTGGAGGACCAAGAACTGTAATTTCATCAGTATTTACAACAGTGGTAATTGCCATTTAACTACCCTTGCCCTGTACGGCTTACATCCTGTGTGACGGAAATATTTCCTGTTAATAAAGTATAGGTTGCAGATGTTGAAGTTTTTCTAATTTCTATGTCATAAACATACGATGTTCCTGAAAGTTGTGATCCTAATGCAGGTGAAATTTTACAAGTAACTGTATCATCTGAAGCATCTACTGAAGCGGATGCATAGCCAACAAAGGCTGCTGAATTTCCACGTTCTGTTGCTATTGTAAATAAACTAGTATAACCAGTTAAGTCAAAGGCTGCTCCGTTAGGATTTTTAGGGTTTATAACAAAATCGTATTGGTCGCCACGGTAGTAAGCAATATTATAGGTACCTGGAAAAGCGATGTTAATCTCCTCCTAAAGAGCGGGGTATAAAAATAAATATACCCTCTTTATTATAGCATTAAGGATAGTTTTATATACCCTCTGGGTTCCATTATTCTACTTCCTCTACTTCTGCTTCGTTGCCTTCAGCAACCCATTCAAGGTATTGTTTATAATCTGTGTTTGCTTCATCTAACGGAATTGACCAGCCATCAGAACGATTAACTGCCATATTTTTATTTTTTGAAACACTAAATATTAATTTATATTCCATATTATAACTCCGAACTTGCATCAATATAATCAGTACCAGAAGTATTAACTAAATCTCGAACAAATGCATAAAATCTACCACTAAAACTTCCACTAGCAGTAAACGTTGCACCAACCCATTTAGTTGAACCTTCCCAATATGTTATACCTGTAATAGAATAACCATTTGTCCAATAATCATTTATTTGACAACCACTACGAGCAAGTGATGGGATTGTTCTCATTTCTGTCATTAAAGTTGCACCTATTGTTCCATTATTTAAACTTGTTCCAACAGCACCAACCCAACCATATCCACCATTAAATCTTTGAAAATATCTTTGACATTGTTCTAAATCTTGTGCAAAAGGTTTAAACTCAAAAGGTGTAGCAGTAGCACCAACCTCAAGTTGAACACCAGTTATTTGCCAGTAGTTGTTAGTTGCTGATGCAAGGTTAACTTGACCAACAGAAGAATTAGCATCAGAATAAGTAGCCCAAGTAGTTTGCAAAGTACCAGAACTATAGTTACTTCCTACACCTAATCTAAATATTAATATTAAAGAAGCCTCATTATCGTTATCAAAAGCACCAGTAGTATCAGCAGGGAAAGTAATAGTTTTATATTCCCAAGTTGCTGAAGCATTAATAGTATATGATTTTGATACAACACGATTATTGTCAACATCATAAAGACTAACAATGTAAGTACCAGTAACGTTTGCTTTAACCCAAAAAGAAATAGTTAATTGTTCTGCAGCAGCAGTTCCTTTTTTAACTACTTGAAGATTTTGTCCTTCAATACGTTGGTCTAAACGAACATAATCCGCACCTCCAGGAGATGCATCAGCAGTAGTACAAAGAACTTTTGTAGACTTTCTAAAACCTGAACCTGTTGGTGCATCGTTTTCAACACTCATAGTCCAAGTACCTTGAGAACTTGGTAATAATCTCCATCTATCAGTTGTTGCATAGGTATCTGAAGTTATAGATGCTGTTGATGTACCACGTTGGGCAACCTGCATAGCACCATTAATAATCAGATTCTTAAAAGCAGTTCTATTATTTGCTTGTGTTAAATAAGTAGTAGACGCAGAAGCCTGCGTTAAATAAGTAGCAGCAACTTCTGCATCAGTTGAATATATAGAAGGCGGGGTAGAAATAATCTCCGCTACATCTCTTGCTTTACTCATATATTAATTATATCTCCTTTTAATTTTATATACCCGCATTATTTGTTGTAACCGTAAACTGAAACTGTACCTGTTATGGTTCCACTACTAGGAAATAATGAAAAACCTGTAAATGAAGTAGTACTACCAAAACCTCCACCACCAACAAACCAACTTGCTTCATTAGTATTATTTATTCCAACACCATTATTTACAATAGTTGTTTGAGCAGTTTGAAATGGTGAACTAATATTTAAACTTACTAATGCATTATTATTACCAGTTGTTCCAATTCTATAACTTGTTGTTGGGTCAGCGTTTTCGTTATTGATTGTTGATAAAGATGAATCTTTAGAAATTGCTGCACGATAGTAATCATTATTTGAGTTATCTGAACCACTAACTCTAAATCTTAAACTTATTAATGATTGAGCAGCAGTAGCATTAAAATTTAATACTACGTGATAATTTTCATAATTTGTACTAAACACATCATTTAAAGATATTGCACTAGCACTAGAAAAAGATACAGTACCATTTGTTCCAATTGAAGCAGTTCCTCCTGTATTTGTAATTGAAGCAGGTGTAAGAAGTGTTAATCCAGCAGTAGCCTTAGTTTGATATACAGTTGAGGCACTAGCAGTAGTTAAATAACTAGCAGCCACCTCAGCGTCAGTAGCCAGGGTAGTATTAGAAGATAAAACCTTTGATATATCTCTTGATCTAGCCATTATATTTCCCCATAAACTTTAATAGTTCCACCAGACATAGAATACTGTGCAAAAACTTCAATAGAAGTAATAGCAGTATTTGATTCATACACAGCAGAACCAGTGCCCATAAACCTTGCACTAGAACCATTTAAAAATGCTGTATCGTGTGTAAAAATTTTGTAACTAGTAGTAGAAGTATAATTAGGAAACTTAACAATAGTAATATTTGTTGTATCAGCAGCCTTCAAAGAAGTACCAGCATCAAGAGATAAATCAGTACCAGAGTTAGTACCATAAGATGTACCAACAACACGAGACTGCCAACCACGAGTTGAACCAGAAGCATTAGGTCTAACAAGCCAGTAACCTGAGGTAGCAATGTTAGCGTTTTCAATAACAGCAACAAGGTTTTTATATGCTTGGCTGATACTTGAAACAACAGTTGATGTTCCAGATAAAGTTGCTGATGCTAACAATACTAAACCACCAGCCGCAATAGGAGCATATGTAGCAGAAGCCGTTGCTGCAGTAATTCCAGCAGCCTGCGTTAAATATGTGCTACTAGCACTAGTTTTAGTTAAAAATTGATCATCAGTTTGTGCAATAGTATAAGTATTAGGAACTCTAAAATTCTTTAAGGTATAAATTTGAATTACGTCTCCAGATACCGCCGCTTCTGAGAGCACGACACTGGATCCGCTTGTCGCGGTATATTCAGAAGGTAATAATAAAATTCCATTAACATATACTTGTTCTAAACCAGGGGTATAAGAAAGAGTAGTAGAATTATCATCTAATCCACTTAATACCGTTGCAGAAGCACTTAATGTATCTATCCATCTAGTAAATGTATTAGCAATCTTATTATCTATTTGTCCTTGTGTATATGTATTTCCTACATTTATATTGTTATAGGCTATGATTTCTACTATATGCCCCGCAGTTAAGGCTGTAAGGCCTGTTATAGTCGTTCCTGTGGTTGCTGTATAGTCAGCATCTCTTGCTAGTAGAACACCATTAAGATATACCTGCTCATATCCAGGGGTATAAATTAAAGACTCTCCACTATCATCATTACCAGATAGAGATGTTTCTCCACCTGTCATAACTTTTTGCCAGCGGGTAGAATTAACTAAATTCCCAGTAGTATTTAAAGGTACCCATTCTGTACCATTATAAGCATATAAGGCTTTACCATTTGTTAATATTTGTGCTGATGCCATATTTTAATTATACCTCCTCTGGAATATATTCTTCTGCTGTGTTGCCTTTGGCAACCCACTCTAAATATTCTTTGTAATCATTGTTTGCTTCATCAAAAGGAATAGAAGCACTATCTGATATTCTTTGTAATATTTTTCTGTTGTTTACTAATAATATTTTATACATAATTATAACTCTATCTGTGCTACGTAGTTAGCACCAATTAAATATCCAGCAGGAGATTGCGTTGCTGTTGCATACATTGAAAAACTATTTTGATTAATATAATCAGCAATACCACTAAAACTATTTGCAGCACTAAGACCATAAATGCTTCCACTAGCACCAGTTGATGGGTTATAAATAGTTACAGTTGGGGCTGCTCTCATAGGTACTTTAAGGAAAACAGGTATTGCACTTCCGTAACCACCTGTTGTTACTGAAGACCATATTACTGCTTGTGCTTCAGTTCCTGTGGCTCCAGCAAAAACTGATTGATTGTAAGATTTTTGATAATATCTTTGACATTTACGCAATGTTGTTTCAAAAGGCTCAAACTCAAAAGGTGTAGCGGTAGCACTAATTTCTAATTGAACACCAGTAATTTGCCAGTAGTTGCTGGTTGCTGATGCAAGGTTAACCTGACCAACAACACGATTAGCAGTAGTTGGTGAAACCCAAGAAGAACTATTTAAAGTACCAGAAGTAAGGTTACTTCCAGCACCAAGAAACCATTGAATAAAAACAGAAGCATCATTATCATTATCAAAAGCACCAGTAGTATCTGCAGGAATAGTAATTGTTTTATATTCCCAAACACCAGATGCAGATATTGTGTAAGATTTAGATATTGCTCTTGTATTATCAGCATCATATATTTCAAATATATATGTACCAGTAACATTTGATTTAACCCAAAAAGAAACAGTTAATTGTTCGGCTGCTGCTGTACCCTTTTTGATTTGTTGAAGGTTTTGTCCTTCTATAGTTTGACTTAAAAGTACAACATCTCCAGAGGCAGGTGAAGCATCAGCAGTAGTACATAAAACTTTAGTTGATTTTCTAAAACCAGAACCTGTAGGTGCATCATTTTCAACACTCATAGTCCAAGTACCTTGGGTAGTTATTTGAAACTGCCATCTATCTGCAGTTCTATAGCCAGTAGTTGTTAAAGAAGAAGCAGATGTACCACGTTGGGCAACCTGCATATCACCATTAATAATCAAGTTACGAAAATTAGACCCTTTATATATAGTAGAAGCAGATGCTTGTGTTAAGTAGGAAGAAGAGGCAGAAGCATTAGTTAAATACCCTGCTGATGAAGTTTCTGTGTCAGTTGCATAAATATTTGGCGGGGTAGTAACTAATCTACTCACATCTCTTGCTCTAGTCATATATTAATCATACCTCCCTTATTTGTTGTATCCATAGACTGAAATTGTACCTGTAATAGTTCCAGCATCTGGAAATATTGTAAAACCTGTATAAGAAGTATTTTGATTATGAGTAGCCAAATTTAACTGAGATTGGGCACCATCACTTGAAGTTAAAGCAGTTGCATATAATCCAGTTGAGGTAGCCAAAAATGGATTATATACATCCATACTAATAGTGTTTACTAAAGTAGTATTCCAATAACCTAAAAGATACATTGTTGTAGTATCCCTAAAACCACTAATTGTTGTATTGTTTGAGTTAGTTCTTTGTCTTACATAAGCATTTGTTGTTGAATCATCACTACTAGAAACTCTATATCTAAATTGAAATTGTGCCGCTGTACTTGGTAGTCCTGTTACTACAATTCTATAATTGTCATAAGTTGAACTAAATACATTATTCAAAGAAACTGCTGAAGCACTTGTAAAGGATACAGCACCAGTTGTACTAATTGATCCACTACCACCAGTAACAGATATTGTTAATGGAGTAAGTTCTATTAATCCTGTTTTAGCAATAGTTTGATAAGTAGAACTAGCAGACGCAAGACTTAAAATCGAGGTATTCGAAGTTAAAATCTTACTTACATCTCTAGTTCTACCCATGATAATCTCCTTTAATTATATCTTAATTCTATTTATACCGTGGAAAATTATGAAAGAACTGTTGCTAGTTCTTCTTCTGTTAATCCAAGTCTTTCTAGAATCGCTGCTTTTGCTACAGCCTTTTCTGCTGCTGCTTCTTCTCTTGCTTCTTGTTCTGCTTGCATTGCTGCACGATCAGCCAAGAACGCTTCAAGTTCAGCACCTTCTAACACTCTAACAACTGTTTCTCCAGTTGCTGCGTTAGTTTCAGATACTCTGATTTCTTCTGACATAATTTACCTCCTTTTCCTATTTTCTATATCCGTAAATTGATAATGATCCAGTAAAAGTTCCGCCACTCCAACTAAAACCATCATAAGAATCTGTTGTTACATGAAAACCATTTACAATCCCCATTTCATTATTGGTACTTGCTACAGCGGTATAGTTTGAATAATAGTTTGTTCTGCTTGCGGATACAAAAGGTTCAACAATTTCATAAATGTTAGAACTAAAATAATCTCCCATTGCACCAGAAGACCATTGTGCTGCCGAACCAGCATAACTTCTAGATGGACCAGCGGAATTACCTGCATAAATATATGTATAAAAATAATTACTAGATGATTCAACTGTATTTTTTACAAATTTAATACTACACCCAGCAACAGAAGTAGATGTGTTAGTTCCAGCAATAATAATTTTATAGTTATCATAAGAACTTGAAAAGCATCCATTAACTTTAACTGCAGTAGCACTTGTTAAAGAAATTTTACCAGTTGAAGATATAGTTCCACTACCACCAGTAACAGTGAAAGAAGTCGGGGTAATTAAAGACAATCCTAATTCACTATCCAAAGCAACATTACCACTACTAGATAATATGTTTGCTAGATCTCTTGCTCTACCCATTATATTTTATGCCCCCAAAAATTAGCATGAGGTGAATAAAGGGTTGCATTAGAACCACGATTATGATAAACCATAGCCTCAATATAATCACCAGCATTTAAACTTACTAATTTTGACCAGGTTCCAGCAACTACATCTGAACCACTATCACGCCATAAAATAGCGTTATTTTCTAAATTAGATCCATTTTTATAAAAACCAAATTGAAATTGGTGAGCCGCACTATAGATACCCCAAGCAACATCCATACCAAGCAAATATACTCCACCTTGACCAGATGGTACAGTAAAGCGATAGTTTGTTACTGGATCATAAACTCCCGCACTATCAAAAACTTCTGTATCAAATTGAACCTTAGTCCAAGTAATGGTTGCAATTGATTGATTAGTAGAAATTCTTGCAGAAAAACCTATTCTTGTATTTTGATTAACATATGTGCTACTAGCACTAGATTGTGTTAAAAATCTATTATCTGCTTGAGTAGTAGTATAAGTATCAGCCACATTAAATGGTTGAGTATTTACTATTTCTATAATATCGCTTGTTACTACCGCGGATCCTAGGGTAATTACTGAAGCAGAAGTTCTTGCATAATCAGTAATCGGGGTAAGTAAAATTCCATTTAAATAAACTTCTTCATATCCAGCAGTATATAATAAAGATAATG